TGTTGGTTTCGCCGTCGATACCAATAATCCGAGCAATACGCTGTGTATCGTAGATTTTTGGTATCAAATCAACCAATTGACGCGTCACATACCGTACAGCACGGGCTAAATTATCAACGTAGTGATACGTTCCTGTGTCAGATTCCTTCTGTCTTGCTAAAATAGCACGGCCAGAACGTTCGTTAGACACCTGCCCCAGGCTTGCGTCATACTGGCCTGTGGTAGCTTTGATGTCTTCAGACGCACCCATCTTGGCCTGAATAAGACCTGTCTGCGGCAGTGGTGGTGCAGCACGTTGCGGCAACGGTAAGATCGATCCAGCACCGTCGGTAACGTCAGGATTGACTTCTAAATACGGCCAATTTTGTGTATTAGCCGTCTTCCACTGGTACTCATAACCTTCAAACTGACCACCGTAACCAATAAATGGCGCTTTAGGTGCAAGCGCAAGCATCTCAGCTTCTTGGCTTGTCCAGTAGTTGTACATCCGTTGGGCATCTTTAGCGTTGCGTACGATACCTGAAATAAAGATGCGGCCATCAACTTGAAACTCATTACCTACGACGCGCACAACTGGAATCCAATTACCTGCCCATTCGCGCTCTTCAAGCACCTCAAAGCCGTTGGTTTTCATCCACATGACTTTCTTGCGATCTACACGGCGCTCGCGTATGGGTCTAAGCCCCATAGCCCGCAGTTGATCGTCTTCCATAGACCCCTTGAAGACTGACTGATTGCCTGGGTACAGGTAAAGCGTCTCTTGTTTGTGCGCGATATAAAAATACTCTGCAATACGGATCGTATCTTCCGTAATCCACTGGCTTATATCTTGGTCACCAATACCTTGCGCCATGATTGAAGACAGCGGCGCAGCGTTAGGGTACATGCGCTGGTAGTCTTCTTTCAGCAAATCCTCAGTAATAAAGCACCACTCAGCGTCTGCCCCGCATGGGTCTTGGATCAGCGGGTCCATGTAGACGCTAAAGCTATTGCGTACGCGAGCGATCTTGATGTCTTGATCAAAACTATCTTCGTAGCAATACTCCGTCAGAATACGAATGTAACCCTCACCGTAAGTGACTTGGTTCTCGCACGCTGTGTCGTAGGCCACGTCAGCGTCTGACATGTACTCAATGTGCCGCACGATGCCATCGAGCACCTCGGCAACCTCAACGTCGGCTTGATCGTTAACAGGTATGACCTTGCCGCTTGGCCGGTTCTGGCGCTGCTCGTTAGTTACTTGTCTTACATGCTGCGGTAGCTTATTAATAGTCAGGCAAGGTCTTGCGTTGACTGTCTGCCCTTGCACCGACCCACGCGTTGCCAATACATCTTGCGGCCACTGCCACTGGTTGTCTGGCGAACCGGCCATAAAGCGTAGATCATCAAGCTCGTCTTCACGGCTCTCCGAGTACGCACCAATCGCTTGCCGTAGCCGGTCGCGCATCAGTTGCAACGTATCTCGATGATCCTTCTGGTCAGGACCGCCGCGAGCCGATACCTTGCCCGCGCCTTCAATACCTGTAGGGTCTTGCTTAAGCGTTGCCATTACTTTTTCTTTGCCATAGGTTTAGGGCTTGCTTTTTTCGCCGCTTCACGCTTTACTGAGTAGGCGATCGCCACCGCTTGTTTGACAGGCTTGCCTGCGTCAACTTCAGCCTTGATGTTTTTACGGAAGGCGTCTTTGCTGGTTGATTTAACAAGTGGCATCATTTACCTTTCATAGGTTTTTTGGCGGTCTTTGCCGACTCACGAAAGTCCTTAGCCGTCGGCGCACCTTTACTACCAGGCTTACGCATCTTCTCACCAGACCCCGCAGCGATGCGTTCGCGTTTAGCATGAATTGCAGCATAGAGACCTGGTTTAGTAGCCATGATTAACACTTCCATCGTTTAAGTGATGCTTTAGCGCGTTCACCGTCTTTAGCTTTAGCGGCTACCGCGCCCATTCTAGCGCAAAAGGATGCCTTACGCCCCTTGTCTGCTTCGGTCTTAGGATTAGGTGCTGGTGCCTTTAAATTACTACCTGTCTCGCGGTTATACTTCTCACGACCCTTAGCCGTCAGCCCCGCACCCTTAGATACGGGTAGCTTCTCACCGCGTCCGACTGATAGTGACACGCCTTTCTTTGCCATCAAGCACCCATCCAAGATGTGGTTACACCGTTGGCGTTATACGCACGATTTGTTCGCTTTTCAACATACTGCCTGTGCGCGACCGGAAATGCAAACGTCACCGCCAGCGCGTCAGCAGCGTCGGGCGATGCTAACCCTCTGGCTTTCATTTCCTTTTTGCCTTCTAGGAAAATTGTACCCGACGAATTAGGTTTTATGGTAGGCCCAACTAGATCAGACTTGAGCGCTCTGTCGTTAGGGATCGACGCCGTCTTAAGCCACTCCTTCATCAGCCCCCACAGCTCGGCGCGTTTATTACCATACATAATAGGGTTCTTCGCCTTCCACCCGAAGTTCACCCCTCGCACGACCTTGTAGCGCTGCTCGTGCAGCCTATCTAAGATACCGTACCCTAGCCCGCCCTCATCGAGCACCACCAGCGTTGGCTTGTACTGCTCGATCGCGTCGATCACGCGCCCTACGATCGTCATCGTATCCTCGCCGTGGTAGCGATGGATCGCCGTCAGGTCGCGCCCTTGCCTGACCACGATCACTGTCGAGTCCGCACCACCCCGCGCTGGGTCCACACCAATAACGATTGGCGCGGTCTCGTCCTTGTACCGTGGCCGTGCGGCTGCGTCCGCTACAGCGCTTGATGTGATGAACTGATCGTCGCCACTGGACGGAAACTCACCGTACACCTCCACCTTCGCTTGGCTTGAGTCCTCGCCGTACTCCTCGATGATCTGCCTATAGACCTGCTTGTCGGTGTCCTCGACCGTCCTTGCGTCCACCTGCCGCGTTGTCCAAAAGTCACGCTTGGCGTGGAAGCACTCAAAGAAGTACCCTGTGTTGCGGCGCGGGTTACTGAACGCGAACCAATACCTATCTAATATGTTCTCCGTAAAGAACCCAGCCCCCACCGCCCAGATCGGGTCTGGTATCCCGCTCGCCTCATCAAAGATCAACATCATCCCATCGTGGTTGTGCACCCCCGCGTAGCTGTCGGGGTTCTCTTCTGACCACAACTTACCCTCTGCCGCCCAGTAGCGCGTTCCTTTCCTAAGGTCGCGCTCCACGATGTCACATAACCACTTCGCCGGTTGCAGCTTGGTCGCGCTGATCTCCCACCAGTGCGCGTTGATGATCATCGTGGACCACTTTGTTAGCTCCCCCCACGTCACTGACCTGAGCTGCGCCTCACTATTAGCGCTCACGATCACGCTCGACCCTATTCGTGTCGATAGCATCCACATAATCAACCAACTCACCAGCGCCGACTTACCGATCCCTCGACCTGAACTGACTGCCTCTCGCAGCGTGTCCATATCGATCTGGCCTTTGTTTTTCTGTATGTGCGTCTTGATGTCGCGCAGCACCTGGCGCTGCCACATGCGCGGTCCGTTGTACTTAACTAGCGGCGTGTTCTCCTGCCCCCACGGAAACGCAAACAATACGAACGCTTCAGGGTCGTCTTTAATCGCGGGGGACCACAACCGCGTCATCAGCAGTTGCTCGTCTTCCGGACTGTATATCGGCTTTTGCATGGGTTAGCTTTTCATTTGGTGGCGTTACATCAATCACTCTACCTTCATCCACACGCGTCTCCGCAGCTCTTAGTGCGTCAATCACGCTAATGCGCTGATCGACCTCAATACTAACGGCTTGCTTGGCGACCCAACCATGCGTGTGCTTCAGTATCTCTAGCGCTGCCTTAGCGTCGCCATTCCGCGCAGCGTTCAACATGTGCTGGCTGTGCTCACGCTCACTATCAGCGCGTCCCTTGAGTTCGGCAATCTCGGCAAGTTTGTCATGCTGTTTCAAGAGCCGGTACTCTACAGGTAACAACCCTGCTGCTAACGCCAACGAATCTTCTTTCAAACCTAGATACGCAGCGTCGTATAT